ATGATCATAGTCTTGATACTATCCTTGATGCAACGGCACTTGAATCGAAATGGAAATTTAACATATCCAGTCTGGCTCGTAGGGTGGAGGGTATCAGTGGTGGTCATCTTGTTCTGGTTGGCGCTCGTCCTAATACTGGAAAGACTAGCTTCCATGCTTCTATCGTAGCAGCAGAGAATGGCTTTGCTCATCAAGGAGCTAAGTGTATTGTACTGTGTAACGAAGAAGCATACACACGTGTAGCTGCCAGATACATTAGTGCTTCATCCAACATGACCATGACTGAGGTACGCACCAACAAAGCTCTAGCATCTAAGCGTTACCATCCTGTGTCTGAGAACATACAGTTCAAGGATAGCACAGGCAAGGGCATGGACTGGGTAGAGTCAGTCGTAAAGTATGAGCGCCCCGATGTAGTGGTACTAGACATGGGCGATAAGTTTGCCGACATCAGATCAGAACGATCAGACATAACTCTAAAGGCAGCAGCTATCCATGCTCGTAACATAGCCAAGCAGTATGACTGCGCTGTGGTGTGGATGTCTCAGCTATCAGCAGAGGCAGAGGGCAGGGCTGACCTGAACCAAGCCATGATGGAAGGCAGCAAGACAGGCAAGGCAGCAGAGGCTGACCTGATGGTGCTGATTGGTAAGACACCACAAGTGGAGGGAGAAGAGGAAGACCCCATAAGATACTTGAATATTGCAAAGAACAAACTCAATGGCTATCAAGGTAAGATTACTTGTGTGCTTGACGGTTCAAGATCTGTGTACTCAGCATGAGGTTGGTGTTAGACGTAGAGAATACAGTCACGCATCGTGATGGCAAGGTACATCTTGACCCCTTCGAGCCTGAGAATTATTTGGTACAGGTTGGTATGCTTGATGCTGATAATCCTCAAGCTACACTCACTATCAAAACACTAGACCACGATGAACTAAAAGATGATACAGGTTTTAACAAACTTGATATACAGTGGACGTTAGATAACACCAAGCTGCTCATCATGCACAACGCACAGCATGACTTGATGTGGCTATGGGAGTGTGGTTTCAGGTATGATGGTGACATCTATGACACAATGCTTGCTGAGTATTTACTAGATCGTGGACAGCGTAACGGACTAAGCCTACAAGCTTGTGCAGAACGCAGACAACTAGACGTACAGAAGGATGATACCCTCAAGAAATATTTTAAAGAAGGAAAGAACACAAATGAAATACCCCTGGAAGAATTATGCCATTATCTCAAGCATGATTTGCTTACTACTTGCGAGTTGTTCCATGCCCAAGAAAGAGACTTTTCACTTCCCGAAGCATCTTCCCTTAGTACAGTCAAAAGAGTTACCTTCAATACCTGCAGAACCCTTACCGAAATCTATACTGCAGGATTCAAAGTCGATCTTCAAGAGTTGGAACGAGTAGCAAAGGAGTTTGAAGATGAGAAAGCGGAGATTGAAACAAGGCTACAAAAGAAAGTCAGGGAAGTTATGGGGGACACTCCGATTAACTTACGCTCACCTGAACAGAAGTCGCAAGTTCTCTTTAGCAGAAGGGTACATGACAAAAAGGAATGGGCTGATCTCTTCGAGTTCACACAGACACAAGAAGAGTTTAAGGATGCCGTTAAAGCCAACTCGTCCCCGATCTACAGGACTACGGCATACACCTGCCCTAGTTGCGAAGGGCAAGGCAAAGTATACAGACTTAAAAAAGATGGAACGAAGTTTGCTAGACCTAATAAATGCAAAGATTGTGATGCAAAAGGATACAGATTAAAAGACAGTCAGCAGATAGCAGGGCTGCGCTTCACTGCGCCAAGCAAGAAGTGGATTAGTGCTAATGGATTTAACACAGGAAAGGATGAGCTAGATGTACTATCTTCAACTGCTAAACAAAATAAGATGGACGAGGCTTTTAGTTTTCTTTCTGATCTTAAACGTCACAATGCTATCTCTTCTTATCTATCAGCTTTTGTCAACGGAATACGAACATATACAAAACCGAGTGGGTTCTTACATGTTGGACTCACGCAGCACATCACAGCCACTGGACGATTCAGTGGTAGGAATCCCAACATGCAGAACATGCCAAGAGGAGGTACGTTCCCAGTAAAGAAAGTATTTGTATCAAGATTCAACAACGGATTAATTATGGAGGCCGACTTTGCACAACTCGAATTTAGGACAGCAGCGTTCTTGGCACAGGATGAAACAGCGATGGAAGAAATCTCAACTGGTTTCGATGTACATGCTTACACAGCAAAAGTTATCACTGATGCAGGACAACCAACGTCACGTCAAGCAGCTAAAGAACACACGTTTGCACCACTCTTTGGGGCAAGCGGTTACGGACGTACAAAAGCTGAGGCTACCTACTACACCCACTTCAACGATAAGTACAAAGGCATAGCTAACTGGCACAAGAACCTGGCTGATGAAGCACTACGCTTCTTGAAGATCACGAACATATCAGGCAGACAGTACGCTTTCCCTGATGTGACAAGACGACACAGTGGTGTACCAACGCACTTCACCATGATAAAGAACTACCCAGTCCAAGGCTTTGCTACTGGTGATGTAGTGCCAGTGGTACTCAATGAAATGCATGAACGTTTGCGACATATGAAGTCGTGTTTAGTCAATACTGTACACGATTCTATGGTGGTTGACGTTCATCCTGATGAGAAAGACCTAGTGTTATCTTTGGTCTGGACCATGAATCAAGACTTAAACAAAATCATAGAGGAGACATATGGTATAGAAATGAATGTGCCTATGCTTTTAGAAGCAAAAATAGGTAACAACTGGCTTGACACAGTTGATATATAGTGTATAACTAAGACTCTTTGACTCTATAGAAAAGGATATAGAATGAGTAATGAATTAGCAATAGCAACAGAGCGTGGTCAGTCGATGGCAGAACTGATGGGTGTGTCTATAAAGACAAGTAACTCAGAGTTTCTACCATCTATATCACGCTTAGGAATGTTGCATCAACCTATCATGGGTGAGGTAGAACTCAATGGTAAGATGATAAAGACAGAGGTAGTACCAGTAGGTGCATTCACCCTCAAGACAGGGGATGATACAGTCTACAGTAACGGTGCAACTGTACGTGTCTTTGCACAGCGCAACCAGTGGCAGCGTTGGAATAGTGACACCGAAGAAATGGAGAAGTCTGTTATGTCTAACTCCCTCAACGGTGACTTGAAGGATAGCATTGGTGGGTTCAACTTAGGTAGACCTACTGGTTACATCGAAGACTTCAATGCACTGGATGATGCAACCAAGCAAGTGATACGTTCAGTCAAACGTGTCATGGTATACTACGGTACTGTCACACTGGACAGCCCTATGAATGAGAAGGGTGAACCAGTAGATGCACCATCAAGTGTACCGTTTGTCATGGATGTAAAGAACCGTGACAGCTTGAAGAGTATCAACGGTGTGATGAGTAACTTCAAGAAGAAGAACATGTTACCTATCATGTCTACTATAAGTTTAACAGGTGTGGAAGATAGCATACCTACTGGTGCTAAGTTTGGTAAGATACAAGCAAGCACTGGTGATGCTGTTGAACTTGCCAGTGAAGACAACGATACCCTCAAGGACTTCCTAGAACTCATTGAGTATAGCAACGGTAAGATACTAGACTTACACCATGAACGTGCAAAGATTGGTACGGATGGTGACTCAGATCTTGTCGAAGGTATAATCAATAATGACTTCGTGGAGGTAGCTGAGTAATGAACCACCCTGCTGAACTACAGGTCTTCAGCTATCTGCAAAAGGCCATGAAGGGTGAAGCTACAATGACAGAGGAGGTAGCCGAACAGGTTGCCTCCGATGTTAAAGCTGCCTTGGACAAACAATTTAACTCGCCACCACGTGATGAGTTCAGACTACGTATGTCTAATATAGGTAAACCCAAGTGTCAGCTATGGTTTGAGAAGAACGATCCTGAAGATAAGATACCTTTGCCTCCACACTTCCTGATGAACATGATACTAGGTGATCT